ATTATTGAATAGTAGTTTGGTTTTTGTTTCATAGATAATGGTACTTAAATTTATAGTTTTTGAGTGCTAATTTAATATTTTCTATTTGATTTAAATGATCGAAGTATGTAGTATGTATATCAGCTGTTACATCACCTGAAGTAACTCTTATAGTACATTCTTTTTTATCTTCATTATTTTTAACACCATTTCTTAATAAAAATTCTTTTAAGTGCCAGGAATCATAAAATATATTTAAATGACTATCTATTTTTTTGTATGCCTTATATACAGTATCGAAGTATTGTCTATAATATGGGTCTTTACTGTACCTATCTTTATGATACTTAGTATAATGATAAAAAGAAGTTCTGTCCTGTTTTAGTACATCTGCCATTATTTCAAATGGTGCATTTTGTTCTATTTTACCAATAACAGATACAGACATTCTACCATATACTAACCCCTGTTTTCTGCTGTTTGTTGCTAAAGAACCTTCTGGAATACCTAAAGAAGTTTCTGCACAAATACACAAGTTTAAAAACTTATCTTTTTGACTGTCGTAGAATATATTCCTCATAATTAAAATGGTAAATCTGGTAAATCGTTATTATTATGGTCTGTTGGCTTCATAATTCCTGTTGGATTTTTAGCAAAATCGTGCATAGCCTTAGCAGTATTACTTGTGTTAAGTGTTTTTGTTTCTTCTGACATTACCCAGTCTGTAAACTGTTGTGCTACTTTAAGTATATCATCTACACCACATTTTGAACTGTCGCAAAACTCTACTGCTGATTTTAAGCTACTTTGTCTTATTATTGATAATTGCCTGTTAGGCTCTTTTGTATGTGTGTTTGTTTTAAAAGACTTTTTATTACCTTCCCAGTTAGGATTTTCTGACTTTGCCTTAGTAAATTCATGTTGTCCTATGTCGCCAGTAATTCTATAAGATAATTCGTTACCAATTTCTTGTCTTTGTTGTTTTCCTATATCTATTTTGTCGCCATTTTCCATAACTAATTTATGGTACAGTACAGCAAACTTACCGTAAGGATCACCAACTTTTACTACTTGTTTAATTTTACTCGTTTTAATTTCCATATTTTTTATTATTTAATTATTATTGTTTTATTACCGTTTTGTTTATACTCTTTATGTAATGATTGTAAGAATCTTTCAATCCTTTCGTTTTCTTTTTCACTTTTATAATGATAGTTTATTTCGCCATCTTCGTGGTACTTTGGCTCTACTCTTACTGTAAATTTTTCATTTAAGTTTAGACCTGTAGCTTTTTCGTATTTATCAAACGCTTTTTGTACTTGCTCTAAAGTTCCAAAAACTTTTATTTGTGGTTCAATATATTCAGGGTAACCCTCAGTCATTCTAATAAGCCTATTATATTTGACATGATTTAATACAGTACCATCTGTATAAAAAGTATAGTTTTTACATATTAGTTCCATATTAAAAATTGTATTTAGTTACTTCTTCAAAGTATTCGTACTGTTGTCTTATTTCTATATATAAATCTCTAACCTCTTGGTCAGGTGTTTTATCTAATAGCCAAGTTCTTTTCTCTTTGTCTAATTGCCTTAGCATAATAAATAAAATACTTGTTACTTTGTTTAAAAATAAAGGGTTGTTATCTATTACATCATGTATTGATGTCTTAGCTTCTGCAATATTAATTGCTGGTTTCATTCTAAATGTAGTTTTCATAATTGTATTTGTTTGTGTTTTCATACTGCAAATATACAAACATTTAGTTATTCACACAATTATTTACAACTTTATTTACAAAGTTATTAACAACTACTATGTTGATAGTGATTTATACTGCTAAAGAAAATACTAATAACATTATAAGGAAATATAGTAAGATAATGGGT